CCCCGAACTGCATAAAGTTGGGCAGTTTATGGTGGCATCAACCGATGAGAACTTCCAAAAGGAACAGAGTCCTTATGGGGAGAAATGGGAACACTTAGCACCATCAACCCTCAAATACAAGGCAAGTCGGGGTTTTATTATGCAAATATTACAACGCCAAGGATTGTTGCGATCTTCTATTCGGTATCGGATTGAAAAAGGAAGGGTTGAGGTAGGGAGTCCATTGCCCTATGCCTCCTATTTACAAGAAGGCACTAAGAAAATGCCTAAACGTCAATTTTTAGGAGTAAGTCAACGCGATCGCAGGGAGATTATCGCTATTCTAAAGGATTCTCTTCGTTGATCTCGACGAGTTTATCAATAAGACCTGGGTTGATTTCTTGAGGGATTTCTTGCTCAATAATCTTTAAAGTTTCCTTAGTCCAAGCAAGGATCAATCGTTCTGCCTCCGATTGATCCTCAGAAATTAACGAAGCGATAATCAATAGTTCTACGAAATCCGTCCGTCGCTCCCCCATTAAAATCCGTCGAATTGTCTGCCAATCCCATCCACTTTTTTCACTAAATTCCATCATCCCAAAATTTGCATTTATAAGATCCCGTCGAATTGACCGACCAAGAGCGCGATAGGGAGCCAACGCACCAGATCCTAGTGTCTTCTTAGAAGGATACTCTCTTTTGATAGTAGTCATTATTTATATCTAAATCATTGGTTTAATTTTAGTCGATTTTCTTATATAGAAATTATTTTTTTACACCATCTTTAAATGACTGATAAGGTGCGTTATTCTTTAACAAGAATTATTTTTTTGTATTGAGAAATGGTTGAAATCAGGCTTGATGCTCCAGCTAAATTTAGGGTAATCAGAACTGATGATGGTCGCCTCCATTGTGAGGGGTCTTTTTGTCGTGATGGGGTGTTGGAATATCGTCAGCCTGATGGCTCCATAGTCCACGAACTCAGGAGACCGGAAACCAATGCAGAACTAGCCACAGTGGAGAGTTTTAAGCTCCTCCCCCTGGTAATTGAACATCCCCATGTTGGGCTTCTTAATAGCGAAAGTTATAAGGATTACGCAGTCGGGATGACTGATTCTTCTGCTTATTACAACAAGGCTGAAGGGGTGATCGAAGGCTTGGTGTCGTTTTTTGATGCTAAAGCGATCGCCCTAATTGATTCAAGGGAAAAGGAACAGTTGTCTGCGGGATATACCTGCGATATCAAACAAGGGGCAGGGGTATGGAATGGTCAACACTACGACAGAGAACAGATTAATGTTCGTGCTAACCATTTGGCTTTAACGAGCCGAGGAAGGGCAGGAGAAGATGCCCGTCTCCGATTAGATAGTGCTGCGGGGATTGGGCAAGCTGTTGCAGGGCAAGCTGTTGAAAACCCTAGTAACCCCAACAAAACCAAAGATAATGGAGATAATGAACAGCGCATGGCAATAATTAGATGCGATGGAGTCGAATATTCAGGAATCCCTGAAGTTTTCGCTTCTATTAGTGGTACTCGATTCCGTGAATTAAAAGAATTAAAGGAACGCCACGATTCGCTTGTTACACGGTTTGACGCTACGATTCGGGAGAATCGGAAGCTAGAAGCCGCACAAGAGAACTACCAGTTTCGGTTGGATAACCTGGAAATCATTGTGGACAATGCTGACAATGTCCTTGGTGAGTTAGGTTATTACCGGAACGACATGGGGCAATACGTCCGTGTTGATGGGGGCAAAAAGAAAATGATGTCTTTTGTTCCCGAAGATGAAGAAATGATGGAAGATGAGGACAATGAAGATGAAGAAATGATGGAAGATGAGGAGGTTATGGAAGAAAAAGAAACCATGACTTCCAGAAAGAAAAAAAAGTCCAAACCTCGTGCTGATGGTGACGATGAAGGCGAGAGTGATTACCGGGGTGATTCAATCGGGGATCTGTTGGCGATTTGGAAGGAAGCCGACAGTTTGTTACCAGGGTTCTCTGACACTCGGTTTGATAGTGGCTTCTCCACTAGCGATATCAAGCGCACTTTGTTGGCTGAAATCGAACCCAATATGGATTTGACGTTCCGATCCGATTCTTATGTAGACGGGGTTTTTGCCTACATTCAGGAGAATTATGATTCCTCCCCCACCGATCCAGGTGACGAAGAAGAAGGGGATGACGAGGAGGAAGACGATGGAGACTCGGAGGAGTTTTCCCATCGCCTTGATTCGGTACTCAAAAGACCTGCTCAATCTACCTACGGAGATGAACTCACCGAATGGGAAAGACGACGGGTAGATGCCTATAAGCAGCCTTTAACGATAGGAAAAACACGCACGGGGTTTACTAGATAATGCGGTACAATTACAATCTTCAATTTGATCGGGCGACTCCTGGCATGGGCGAGGGATCTATTAATTTTCCGAGGGTCAAAGCCCTTGTTTCTGTCAAGAATGCTGTTAAAGAGGTCTGGACTCTGGCGGTTCCTGCCTCCCCCACTTCTAGCACTACATATACCGTCAAATTAAACAACGGACTAGGTACGGCACGTTTTACAACCGACGCTAGTGCCACTCAAGCGGAACTGCAAGCTGGTTTATTGAATGCAATCCGAATAAACCCTGCTTTTGGGCGACGAGGGATTGCTGCTGTTAGTGGGAATAATGTGTTGTTTACAGCACTGGAATATGGTATCGAAAATATCCTAACAGTTACTGGTGCTAGTTTAACAGCAACTAAAACTACGGCGATGACCATACCTCTTCCTGTCCCCTTCGGTCGGTTTGTCGCCAGAGCAAACACTGAAACCGATCCCAAAGTTGCAGGGCTTCCTACTGCTATTACTGACGTAATCCTGGGCATTACTCGAATCGTCAAAGATATCGAAATGCAGCCTTTGATAAATCAAGGTGCAAGCTATGGTGGAACGACTTACCCATATCAAGATGTGATGGACGTGGTTGACCGGACAGGAGAATCGTCAGGGATCTGGGTTGAATGTGTCGAGACGGATATCACAATTAATGATGCCGTCTATGTCTCTATTGCTGCGGGACACGAGGGGAAAGCAACAAAGGTGACAAGTGGCACGATTAATATCTCCACGAAGGCTGAGTTCAAGTGTTCCCCCGTAGTCACTAGCACTGGTGCGGTGTGCGTTTTGATCGGCTTCAATGTTCCCTAATTTGTATAGAAAGAATTTATAAACTATGATGAACTTTTCTGGGACTACAAGGTTAGATGCTGATGAAATCGGCACGTTCTTTGGCTCTCTGATGGATTTAGAGGCTCAGATAGATAAGGAATTTGACCTTGCGGACTATCCTTTCGCTGCTGGAGTCATTTGCCCTCTGAATATCCAAAACAAGCCCTGGGCAAAAACCTGGGGGTATCGGTGGCTCCGCCACGTTGGGCAGTTCAAGTTAATCCGAAACTACACCACAGACCTTCCCGAAGTGGAACTGGTCTATGGCGAGATGAAGATGCCGATTCATAAATGGGGACAAGGCTATAGCGTCTCTGAGGATGATATCGCGGCTGTTAGTCGGATGGGCGAGAGTATTGAAGAAGACAAAATCTGGACAATTCAAGAAGCCGCACAACAAAAAATCAATCAGTTGGTGGCAAACGGGGATTTAGAAACAGGAATGCCCGGTTTCTTGAATCATCCCCAAGCACTGCGATCTTATGCTCCCTTCCCTTTGAACGGGTCAGCAACATCACAGCAAAAACTGAGTGTATTAAATGATTGTGTTAATGCTCCGACTCGGCTGACCAATAACCGAGAGAAGCCGGACACATTGTTGATGGATTCGGAAACTTACGAACACCTCTCCTCGGATATTATTCAAATCGGCACATCCGCATTGGATCGTACGGTGTTAGAGCATTTCTTAAAAGTCAACCCCAATATCAAAGAAGTCGGCGTTGTGTCCGAGATGGCTCCTGACTATTTAGAGTCGATTGGTTTAGCTCCCACCCGATTTATTCAGGCTTTCCGTCGAGATCCCAAAAAAGTCTCTGCTAAGATTTATCAACCGTTAAAGTGGACTGATACTCGTCCCATTGGTGTTGATTCTTTCTGGCGTGGTGCCAAGTTTAAGTTTGGGGGAATTGATCTCAAACGCCCATTCTCCATGCACGTTGTAGTATTACCTGAATAAAAATGTCTAAAACTATCATCTTTGACCCCAAACTAAATCCTCACAATCCACGCATTCCCTATGGAATATCAGTGGAGGCTATCACTTCGCCGATTCGTTTTTCCCGTCCCATTAATCGTGGGGGAACCAAGAAAACTTCCTTAGATGCGGTAGAAACACGGGGGAGTTGGATTCTTCCTGGGACTAATTTAGAACTTCCCGACGAGGACTATGAGTATATTACTCGGCATCCTCTCGGATTACAACTTATTAATTGCGGAGCATTCAGAATCATCTCTCCCACACTAGAGGAAGGGAAGTTTCCCTCTGAAACAACCCTTGATTATATTGAAAAAGATGCCCTCGATCTGATTCGCAATTCTAGCGATATTGATTGGTTAGAACGATCCGAGAAAAGAGAAGGTCGTCCCGCTATTTCTAGGGCAATAGCAGAGCAAATCAAGAATATCAAGTCAGTCAATACTATGAACATCCGGGGGTAGTAAATGGTTCTCCCTTCCGAATTTTTAGCGGTTTATCCTCAGTTCGCTGTGGTCGAATCTTCTGTGATTCAATACAGTTTAAACTTTGCCGAGAATAATTACTGCGCTGGTTGGGCAGATCCCAAGAGAACGGATGGAATTATGTTGATTGCTGCCCATCGAATCAGCGTTGATTGGTTCCAACAGGCGGATATTGCCTCTAGTGTTACGGGAATCGCATCGGGGTCAGGGAGTTCCACCCCTTCTGGCTCCGAGAATGATTGGTCTTTAACGACTTACGGGAGGCAATATATCCACCTCCGCAATACTATCTTCACTCCCCCTATTTTGGTCTTATGAAAGTACAGTTCCCTGATTTCTCAGTTGATAATGGTCGAGTTACTTCTGCCGGGATGGTAACTCCTGCTTCCCCAGAATTGCAAGCTATGGCAGCGATTTATGTGGTGTTACAAGAAATTAACGAGAAGCTAGATAAGCCAGACCACGGTCACGCTTCTAAAGAGAAGAAATGAGTCAATCTTTCGTTGAGCAAATGATAGCCCTAAGAGACCGAATCTCTCCCCTTGCGGGGGGATTTGGCAATCCCAACATTCAAAACCTCGTCGTTCGCACAAGAGTGGGCGATGGGTACGAATATTTGGAGATTTCCCCAACTCCGGTTATCCAAAAACAATTCCCAAACAAGGAGGGGATTGAAAACCTAAGCTCAGTGGAGGGGATAACTAGATCCTATTCAGTTAAAGGGATTTCACGGCGTTATTTAGAGGTGCAATTGAAAGGGGAGGGGGTTGACTATCTAGTCGGAGCCGATACTACTTATTACCCTCCTGATGGCGTTGTTTGTAACTTAGTCTCACTAACAGAAAATGTTGTGACGTGGGACATGGAGTTAGTTGAGAAGATTAGCTCACAAGGTTTTTATTTGTGATTAACTCACAAGGTTTCTATTTATAAAAGGTAAAATCATGCTGAAATCAAAACCAAGTTCTTTGTATCGGGTTGATGAAGATGAAGTAGCAATGGGAAGTGGTGGGAGAGGAACTGCACCAACCGAAGCCCAAATGAAGCTATTTATTGCCCAAACTTTGTCAATGAACTTCGCCTATAACGCCCCAGTTGTTGTGCTTAAATTTGATGTTGCCGAGAATGGGAATATTGCCGGATTATTTAAAGATGCGGCACGTCCACGGATGTTTTCCTTTACCTTAGACGGGGAGTCCGTAACTTATAAGCCTTACAAACCTGGTAAAATGGACAGCTTGGAATCAGACGAGGATGTCCAAGAATGGGAGGCATTTTCAGAGGGGTACGGGTTCCGCGTAGATGCGGGGGTAGGGGGCAAAAAAAAGCCTCAATGCGTTAAGCCCACCGCTTACAATTGTGGGAGTGCCTGTATTAATGTGATGAAGGACTGTAAGACTAACGCCAAAGATGCAGTTTCTAAGGATAGGCTTAAAAAGTTGAAAGGTGTGGCGATGTCTTATTACAAGGAATTTGAGAAACTTGATAAGACAGAAAGAGGCAGTGACAAACAGAAGGGATTTGGCGACAAATCAAATCAAGCTAGTCGGAAAAGAGTTGAATTGATGGAGCAATCCAAAAGCAAAAAGGGGGTAAAGTCGGACGAACCCCAGATCAAGCCCAAGGCAGAAAGTAAAAAGCCTTCTACTCAAAAATTATCAACACAGAAAACGGTAGAACCCGAAGTTAAAACCAAGCCAAACGTAGAACCTAAAAAGACGGAATCCAAGCCAAAGTCCAAAGCCAATCCCTTTTATAGTGACGAACCAATTAAGGATTATGAGACTTTTAAAAAGGAAATACCAAAAGAACTGGCTAGGTTTAATTTTGAATACAATATGGACGGGTTGATCCCTATTCCAAGAATGAGAGAGGAATTAAAAGGGAGAGTAAAAGCAGAGGACTTTGATAAGTGGATGCTACAGTCTCAAGCCGATAATGATAATATTCGACTTAGTGAAGGGCAAAAGAAAATGCCAGGGGGGATAAAAACCGAACTAGGAAACCACAGGGATAACATTCGATTTTTTGACAAAGAGGCTATGGAAAAAGCTAGGACTGAAACGAAAAGAAAACCCGGTCAAATAATAGATCCAAAAGAATTTGAAGACGTGGCAATGAAGTCCTTAACCGATCTTGATAAGGACGGGAAATATGGCAATCTCATCCCTATTCATGAACTCAGAAAAACCCTTGGCGACAAAGTAAGTCGAGGGGATTTCAATAATTTATTGATGGAAATGCAGGCAAATGACAAGGTTCAATTAATTGGGGGTCAAATGACAGATGCCACCCCAAAAAAAGTGGAGGACTCTGTTGTATCAGAGCTGGGGGCATATCGTTATTACGTTAAAATCCTCAAGGATTAAACAAGATCAAATAGCTACAAGCCGAAAGTGTTAAAAGAAATAGCAGTAGGAACATATAGAAATCCTTAATTAAGTTACAGGCAAAAGGAATATCAAAAAACATGATCATAGAGACTAAATCAGCCCCAACAAAAGCTCAAATGCAAGCAGCGATCGCCCAGACTCTTGCTCTTCCTTTTGCCTATAACTCCCCAGTGGATGTGATGGACTTTAAGGTAGATGGCACGGGTAAAATATCAGGGCGATTCAAGGATTCTGCCCGTCCAAGGGTGTTTGATTTTGAGTTAGATGGAAATACCGTCAACTTCAAACCTTACACGACAGGACGTATGGATTCGGACGATGCAGTGGAACAATGGGAGGAGTTCTCGTCAGGGTATTCCTATCGTTTTGATGCTAAGGCAAAAGCCAAGGCGAAAAGCAAGACAGGAGACTCCAAGAAACCCCAATGCGTTAAACCCACAGCATATAATTGCGGAAAAGCCTGTATAAATATTAATAATAATTGTAAATCCAACCCCGACGATGCTAACTCAAAGGATCGTTTAGAAAAACTGAAAGCTGCTGGTATTGATTACGCTAAAGAAACTAAGAAATCCACTCCTAAATCTACCGCAAAAACCAAGAAAGAGGTAGAAAAACCACCGGAAATAGATAAAACCCCTAAAATAGATAAAACCCCTGAAAAGATAGAGGGAAAGGCTACCGAGTCCAAATCCCTTAATTTAGTAGGAAAAGGGGATCACGAGTCCGTCCCCAAAGATGCGAATGAATACTATGAAGCAATGAAAACATCGGGCAATCCTATCTCTTATGACGATGCCATAAAGATTACCGGAGCCGTTAGAGAGTGGACGGAGGATGCTTCTTATATTAGGGAATCTCAAAAAGCAGGGAAATACAGCATTATTGCCGACCGGATTAATGATTACGTTAAAAGTTCAACGCCATTCAAGGGCGAAATTTATCGAGGCATCTCCTTCGGATCAACAGATGAGGCTTTGAGTTGGGCTAAGGGAGATAGTGATGGGATATTAGATAATCAGAATGCCCATGCTTCTTGGACTTCTAACTGGGATAAAGCCAGAAAGTTTGCTGGTAACAATTCGGTAAACGACTTTACATCGCAACCTGTCATTATCAAAACAAATAATAAGTCGGGTGCCTCCATCAAAAACCTAAGCAACATTGGCACAGAAGATGAGGTAGTGGTTGTCAAAGACACTCGCCATCGGGTTAAGAATGTTGTATACGAAGATGGTGTTTTGATCGTTGAGACAGAAGAAGTTTCTCCAGATGAGGGAAAGAAAGCGCCTGAACCATCACCAGAAATAACTAAACCCCAAAAAGAATCCGAGGAAAAGGCAGTTAAACAACCCGAAAATAAACCCAAAAACCTTAATTTAGTGGGCAAAGGCGATCATGAATCCATGCCATCAAGCCACAAAGAGTATTATAAAGCACTGAAAAAAGCAGGGGTCAATATTTCTGAGAAGGAGGCAGCAGCCACCACTACAGCCATCTATAAATGGACGAGGAATGCTAACGACATCCGAGCCGATCAAAAGGCAGGAGAGGAGAACGAAGATGCAAATCGAATCTCTAATTATGTCAGGAACTCAACCCCATACAAAGGCGAAGTTTACCGAGGGATTAACTTTAAATCCAAAGAGGAGGCTTTAGACTGGACTAAAGGAGATAAGGATGGGATATTGGATAATCAAAATGCTCATGCTTCTTGGTCATCTATTCTTAAAGTAGCAGAGGATTTTGCTGATACAGACTATACTTCGTTTGAGAAAGATAAGATTTTCCCTGTCGTTGTTAAATCAATCAACAAATCAGGTGCTTCTATTAAGAATTTAAGCAACATCAAAGAAGAAGACGAGGTTATGGTTCTGAAAGATACTCGCCATCGGGTTAAAAGTGTCAGGGAAGAAAACGGACGGATTATTGTTGAAGCTGAGGAAGTATAGGAGATTTAACTATGAGTTTAACGACTAGAAAAGATGCCATGCTAACGGAATCTCAGATGAAGTTGGCGATCGCCCAGACTCTTGCCCTTCCTTTTATGTTCTGAAATGAAAAAACCCCAATGCGTAAAGCCAACATCATATAACTGCGGAGCGGCTTGTATCAACGTTTCCAAATCTTGCCAACAAGTCCCTTCTGAATCTTTTGGGCGATCGCGTCTTCAGAAGTTAAAACAAATTGCTTCTATTTATGCGAAGCAAAACACAGCAAAATCTCAAAGACAAGGGGCTACGGCTAACAAGATCATAGGATCAATTGAAGAAAAAAGGAAAACTGAAGCGACATCTTTGGCACAAGACAGAAAAGTTATTAACCAAGACCGTAGAAAAGCTAGGTTAAAAGCCGAAGCAAAAGCCAAGAGAGAGCAACTATTAAAGATGTATGAAGATGTTAGTAAAACGTCAACATCAAAAGGCAATGTCCCCAAACTTTTGAATACAGAAGCTCCTGACAGGGAGCTAACAAGGTTAAAAAATAAGTACGAAAAGCAATCGGTTGAAACGGCAAAGACCAACCTACAAAAAGCCGAGAGAGCGCTAAGTAGTGCGCTTAAAACTATAGGGGAGATGAAACAGGAGTCTGATAAATTCCTAGAAGAAACCCGAAAACTGGTACAGGTAGACAAACCTACTAAATTAAACTCATCGGTCAAAACCGGAACCCCTAACGCCCATAAAAAAGGTGTTGAGGCGTTCCAAAAAATGATCTCAATTCCAGGCTTGGACACTCCAGTTAGTATTGTGGAAACCCCTCCAGAAAGGAAGGGGAGAAGTTGCTACAAACCCAAGACAAATAATGTATTCATGGGTAATTCCGACCCTGCCGTTGTAGTTCATGAGATGAGTCACTGGCTAGAGGAGAAAGTACCAGGAATCAGAGAGGAAGTTCAGGAGTTTTATAATAAGAGAACCCAAGGCGAGAAAAATATTAAACTAAGTGAAGTTACTGGCAATAAAAACTATGGGGATAGAGAGGTTACAAAGGTTGATAAATGGTTAAATCCTTACATGGGCAAGGAATACAAAAACGCCTCTGAAATCCTTTCTATGGGAATGGAAATAATGTACCGCAACCCTGCTTATTTAGCCAAGAATGACCCCGAAATGTTCGACTTTATTTATAGTGTTGTGAGGAGAGGATGATTAAATACAGAGAAGACAAGAGGGAAAAGAAAGCTCAATGCGTGAAGACTACTTCCTATAATTGCGGTCTATCTTGCATTAATGTTAAGAAAAATTGCAGGATAGTCCCGAATGATTCAAGGTCAAAGGATAGGCTTGAAAAGCTGAAAACAATGGGGATTGATTACGCTAAAATTAGACC